CCTTCCTCGTGGCTGAATGGCAGAAGCGGATCATCCGGGACATCTTCGGGACGGTCAAGGATGACGGCACGCGGCAGTATTCAACCGTCTACATCGAGATCCCGAAGAAGAACGGCAAGAGCGAGCTGGCCGCCGGAATCGCCCTGTACCTGCTGGCCGCGGACGGGGAGGCCGGAGCCGAGGTCTACGGGGCGGCCAGCGCGCGCGATCAGGCAGCCATCATCTACCGGCTGGCGAGGCGCATGGTGATGCAATGCCCGCCGCTGCGGCGGCGCACGGAAGTGCTGAACTCGACGAAGACGATTTACTACCGGCCGACGGACAGCTTCTACCGCGCGATCTCCGCGGACGCCGGCACGCAGGACGGCATCAACCCGAGCGGCGTGATCTTCGACGAGCTGCACCGGCAGAAGAACTCCGACCTCTGGGACATCCTCACGCTCGGCGGAGACACGCGCACGCAGCCGCTGACTGTGGCGCTGACCACGGCCGGCGTGCGCGACGAGAGCCCGCTGTGCTGGCAGCAGCACGAATATGCGAGCCAGCTCCTGCGCGGCGTTTTCGAAAACCCGTCCTACTATCCGGTCATTTTCGCCGCCGACGACAACGACGACTGGGAGGACCCGAAGACCTGGGCCAAGGCGAACCCGGCGCTGGGCGATTTCCTCCCCATGGACAAGGTGGCGGAAGCCGCGCGTCTGGCCAAGCAGAACCCGGCGGAGCTGAACAAGTTCCTGCGGTTCCGGCTCAACCGCTGGGTGCAGCAGGAATCGCGATGGATCCCGCTGGAGAAATGGGATGCCTGCGCAGGCAAGGTGGACCGCGAAGCTCTGCGCGGCCGGCCGTGCTTCGGAGGCCTCGATCTGTCCACCTCGGTGGATCTGACCGCCTTCGCGCTGCTGTTCCCGCACGAGGACGGGATGATCGACATCCTGTGCCATTTCTGGATGCCGGCGGCGGCCGTGCGGGAGAGGACCAAGCTCGACGGCTATCCATATGACCGCTGGGTGCAGGCAGGACTCATTGAGGCCACCGAAGGCAATACGGTCGATTACACGGTGGTCAAGCGCCGCATCCTCGAATGCGCGCAGGAGTTCGAACTGCTCGAGGTCGGCTACGACATCTACAACGCGAACCAGACGGCCGTGGAGCTGCAGGCCGCGGGCGTGCGGATGGTGCCCATCAGGCAGACGACCATCGGGCTGAACGCGGCCTGCCGGGAGCTGGAGCGCCGTTGGGAGGACCGCACGATCCGGCATGGCGGGAATCCTGTGTTGCGGTTCATGGCCGACTGCGTGGCCGTGAAGGAGGATTCGAACGGCCTGATGAAGCCGGTGAAGCCAAGCCGCCACTACTCGCGGAAGAGGATCGACGGCATCGTGGCCATTCTGAACGCGCTGGCCCGCCTGATCGTCCATGACGGATCGGGCGGCGCCGCGGATCCAGTGGTGCTGGTCGTATGATCGAGACCCTCTTTTCCCTCGCCGGCCGCGAAAACATCATGCCGGAGATCCGCTCCTCGGAGTTCGTGACCGGCCTGTCGTCCCCGGCGGAATGGCTCTGGGATGCGCTAGGTGCGGTCAAATCCGATGCGGGCGTGGCTGTGAATGAGACCGTCGCCCTGAACTACGCGACGGTGTTCGCCTGCATCCGCGTGCTCAGCGAGACGCTGGCTTCGGTGCCGCTGATCGTCTACCGCCAGCTCGAGCGCGGCCGCGAGAAGGCGCCTGAACATTACGCCTACCGGCTGCTCAAGGAGGAGCCGAACCCGGAGATCAGCGCCTCGACATTCATCGAGACATTGATGCAGTGGGCCAACCGCTGGGGCAACGCCTACGCGCTCATCGACTGGAACCGCGCTGGCCGGGCCCGGGCGCTGTGGCCGCTGGCGCCGCAGTGGATGCGGGTGCAGCGGCTCAACGGGCGGCTGGTCTACAGCTACGAGGACCGGTCGAGCCCGTGGGCCGGTGTGTATCTGGCCGAGGACATCATCCACATCAGGACGCTGGGCGACGACCTGGTCGGCTGGTCTCCGATCCGGCTGGCGCGGCAGTCGATCGGCACGGGCATGGCGGCCGCCCTGTTCGGGGCAAAGCTGTTCGCCAATGGAGCCAAGATCGGCGGAATCCTCCAGGTGCCAGGCCGACTCAAGGACCGGCAGAAGTTCACCGAGGAGTTCAACAAGGCCTACGGGTCGGTCGAGAACGCCCACAAGACGCTGGTGATCGACGACGGCGCAAAGTGGGTGGCGACCACGATCCCGCCGGATGACGCGCAGTTTCTGGAGACGCGCAAGTTCCAGCGCTCGGAGATTGCCGCCATCTACCGCGTGCCGCCCCATCTGATCGGAGACCTGGAGCGGGCCACCTTCTCGAACATCGAGCACCAGTCGCTTGAATTCATCCAGTACTCGATGCTGCCCTGGATGACCCGGTTCGAGCAGGAGTTCAACAGGAAGCTGCTCGGCGACGGCTACTTCTGCCGGTTCCTGGTCGCCGCGCTGCTGCGGGGCGACATGAAGAGCCGCTACGAGGCCTACAACACGGGCCTGCGGGCCGGGTTCCTGAACCAGGACGAGGTGCGCGAGCTCGAGGAGATGAACCCGATTCCGGGCGGAGATGTGTACCGCGTGCAGGCCCAGATGGTGCCCCTGACGCAACTGGACGGAGGAGAGCAATGATTGTCGAACTGGCACAGCAGACGCGCGCGGCGCAGATCGCGCCGGCCACGGCGAACGAGGAACAGCGCACGATCGAAGTGGTCTGGTCGACGGGGGCGGCGGTGCGGCGCGCGGACTGGATGACAGGGAAGGTGTACGTGGAGGAGCTCTCCATGCAGCCTGGCCATGTGCGGCTCGGCCGTCTCAACAGCGGCGCTCCCCTGCTCAACACCCACGACCGCTTCGATCTGCGCGGCATCATCGGGGTGGTCGAGCGCGCATGGCTCGCGGACGGAGAAGGCCGCGCGCTTGTGCGGTTCAGTCGGCGGCCGGACGTGGATCCGGTCTGGCGCGATGTGCTCGACGGCGTGATCCGCAACGTGAGCATCGGCTACCGGGTGTACCGCTACGAGGAATTTCCCGGCGAGAAGCCTCCGCGTCTCCTCGCCACGGACTGGGAGCCGGAGGAGGTGAGCCTGGTGCCCGTCGGAGCGGACGCCGGCGCAGGCGTCCGCTCGGCGCAGCCGGCGGCGTGCGAAGTGTCGCTCGCCGAGGAGGAGAAGATCGACCCGCCCGCAACGCCTGGGCGGCCGTTGAGCCTGGTGCGGCGGCGCCTGGCTCTTGCAGAACGCGAATAGGAGGACGAATGAACACGAAGGAACTGAGGAGACAACGGGCCGCCCTGATCGAGCAGGCCCGGGCGATCCTGAACAGCGTGCCGGAAGGCCAGACCATGACGGGAGAACAGGAAGCGCAGTTCGACCGCATGATGGCCGACGCCGACCGCATGCTGAAAACCATCGAGGCGGCCGAGAAGGTCGAAAGCCTCTCGCAGGACCTCGAGCAGCCCGTCCGCGGCCAGGCCCGCGAGACGGCGGAGCGCAGCGAGCCGGAACTGTACCGCTCGGCCATCCTGCACTGGATCCGGGGCGGGATGGAGGCGCTGAGTCCCGAAGAGCGGGACGTGCTGAGCCAGTACCGCGCCCAGTCGGCCATCACCGGATCGGCCGGCGGCTTCACGGTGGCGCAGGACGTCTACCGCCGCCTCATCGACGCGATGAAGGAGTTCGGCGGCGTGGAGGCGGCCGGCGCCACGGTGCTGCAGACCTCCACCGGCGCGGACATGCCGATCCCGACGGCGAATGACACGGCGCAGGTCGGCGAGATCGTCGCCGAGAATACGGCTGTGTCGGCGCAGGACATCGCCTTCGGCCAGGTCGTGCTGAAGGCGTACAAGTACAGCTCGAAGACCGTGCTCGTGCCGTTCGAGCTGCTGCAGGACTCGGCGATCGACATCGAGGCCTACATCGCCCAGAAGCTGGGCGAGCGCATCGGCCGCATCACCAATCAGCACTTCACCACCG